GATGAGAATGTTAGATATTTGATTGACGTAATAGGTCAAAGAAATTTGACTCAAGAGGTCAAAGGATTTGATTCTGAATATCTTCAATCCATCGAGGTTGTAAATGTTCCTAGCAATCCACAAGTCCAGGAAGAAGAAGAGATATTGAAAAACATACTTGGATCTCCTGCAAATTGGAGAGATTATAAACAAGCTCATCTGTTCTTCAATGAGAACCAGGATCAAATGAAAGAAGGATATTATATCAGAATAGGAAGAAGATTAGACACTGATGATATTCTCAATGCTGCACCTGAAAAAGGTTCTGTAGTTGTTTTCAAAGATTTGCTTGATCTCGCTGTTGATCATCTCAATGGTAGATATGGAAGACCACCGATAACAGAACAGGAAAGAAGAGCGGCTTATCAAGTCATTAAACAATACTTTGATATCTTAAAGATGGAGGCTCCTGTATTGCTAGATTCATATCTATCTTTTGACAGTAAAAAAAAAGACTCTGAAGACCTCACCAACTTCCCAAAGAAGGGAGACAATAAAAAGATTAGCCTCAGAAACTCCAACCACAGGACTTTTGACCCTAATTACGCTGAAAAACTTAAAATAAACTATCCTAGTATATGGAGAGCAGGAGGAAACATTAGAGGAAATGAACAGTATAAAAAACTCTATCCAATAGCAAAGAGAGGAGGAACACCAAAGAATCTAACAGAAGAGCGAGCAATCAAACTCAGAGAGGCATGGATCGCTCGACATCTCAAAGATGGTTCTCAGTTCTCAGACTCTGAACATCCTATAAACCTCTCAACTATTGCTGGGATTGTAGCACAGATCAAATGGTTATCCATCGGTTCTATAGGTCAAAGCAAAATGAAAAAGGTAATCAACCAGATGAAGAAGAAGATTGATGCCTCAAAGAAAGAACAAAGAGAGAAAAAAAGAATATGGGCTAGATGGGTGAAGAACTCACAAGGAAAAGCAGAGAAGGAACTCCTGAGAAGATTTAAGAGTTATTTGACAGATGCAAAAAAGAGATACGCAAAGAGAATAGAGGATATTGACAAACAAGAGAAGTCTTTGATTGTCGATAGAGAAACCTTTTTGGCAATACAACAGGAGAGGCAGGAACTCAATAGAGTTGTAGGAGACACATGGGTCAAATGGTGGATGCTTACAGGCAATCAGCAACTAGATGATCTGTACAGGAGAGCAGGAAAAGAAAGACCTTTGGATCTCGTATATGGAAATCGTGATTATGCTTTGCAGATATGGAACGATTCTGTAATCAATATCACAAGATCAACAGGTCAATCTATCGGTTTCTTTGTTCAAAGAGGACTAGAGAATGGATTGTCAACAAGAGCGATCGCTGAGAGTCTTCTGCAAGATGATCAAAGTGGTATCTTTACACTAGGAAGAGCCAACAGAATAGCGAGAACAGAAGCGACTAGAGTTGTGAATGAGAGTACAGTAGAATCTTATAAACTGCTTACAGAACAAGGAATACAAGTGAAAAAAGAATGGTTGACTGCTGAAGATGATAGAGTCAGGGATTCGCATAGATCTCTCGATGGTCAAACAGTATCAGCAAATGAGAACTTTAAACTATCTTCTTTGTATGGAGGATTAGAAACATCTTCTCCGGGATCATTCTCAGAAGTCAAAGAGAATATAAATTGTCGCTGTACTGTTATTCCTGTATTGGTTGATTGATATAGATTATACTCTATATTTGATCGAAAACAGAGAGGATTCTTTGATATTCCTATTGTAATATACATTTAAATATATAAAAAAAGATCGAATCCTTTTACGGGTCCGATCTTATATGTAAAGAAAACAAAAGAATCTTTATTTAATATCACCTTCTAAAAAATACTTGATAGATAGATTGTTGATCTGCTCTTCTTCTGCTTCTGATTGTTCCTGATGTTCTGCAAAGAGTTCTAGTATATCAGTATAAGTTTGATCTGTCCTCTTCTCTTCTTTGATTGTAGCAGGAAGAGAAACAGGAGGAACAGATTTTGTATGTATGATTTTTCCTTGTTGATGAAATTCAATAATATTATCTGATGAGTTGTAATATACTACAATACCAGTTTGATCTTTAATTGCCGGATCAGAATACCTTGATGCACCATTGAAAGAAATTGTACCCGTAAAAGAATTATATCCTATCATTTTCCTTCTCCTATTCTATATTCTTTCTTCAACTTGCTTGGAACAATACCACCAAAAGAATCATAGTTTTTCAATATTGCCTTAACAGATTCACGATCTAAAATGTACTTACTTTTGAAGTAAGAAGAAATACTTGTATAAGGTTGTTTGTAATTGTTTTTGATGTATTGTAATTCTTTTTGCCAGTTCTCAGATCCTACAACTAGAATATCTTTTGGGAAGTCTTCTCCTCGATAGACATATAAACCCAGACCATGTCTCGCAATTGCCTTTGTAATACATCTTTGAATCGTTGTTATTACATCCTGACTGGTTATGTCTTTCAATGGTATAGACTTGTTATAATGATTCGTTATTGCTAGATATTCAATGTGCTCTATGTCGTTTATTTGAACTCCTGCTTTAATCCAAGCTGTTCTATTATCGTGATGATAATTCAAACCATCTTTATTCTCATATACTGTAGATTTGGCTGTAGGATAGTTTGAGATCAATATCTTCCAAGCATCTGCCCATGATAGATATTTGAGATTTGCTGATCCTTTGGTTCTTACAAATTCGTCACAGTTTATTTTTGATAATGTTTTAAATGTTGATTCTTTCATTGTTTTTCCTTTGATAAGTGGGAGGTTTGACCCTCCCTTGTTGGTTGTTGGTTATTGGTTATTTAGTTCTTCACATCTTTGATATGCTTGATTTGCATCTTTATGATCTTCTATAGGTTCACAATCCCAAGTACACCAAATTGTATATATTTCTAATTTGGCGCTGTATCTTACTTTATATCTCTGTCTACTATTCAGTTTGTTACATTCTCGATATGCTTGTTTTACATTTTGATAATCTTCTACTGGTTCATTGTTGAATATATCGAAGATTGTATATAAATAATGCTTTTCGCTGTATCTTACTTCATATTGCATAGTATTCTCCTTTGGTTAGTTATTTACTGCTCTAATTTTTCGATTAATAAATCTTTTGCATGGTTAAGTAAACTATATGTATCAATCATTTCAGATTTTGCCTTATCTTGTGCGGCAAAATCGATTGATGATGAATATGCTTGACGTCTTAATTGCTTCAATTCTATTTTGAGTTCTTTGATTCTTTGTTTCAGATATGCAATTTTTTCTTGATTTGTTCTTTCTGTTTGGCTGTTTTTCATTGTCTTTCCTTTTGTTAGTTGTTAGTTGGTTTGTCTTTCATAATTAACTCTACCATGATGTAGCATACCTTGCTACAATTATATCAATATATTGTATTATTTTTTCAAAAATATTGTAGATGGTGATCGTCTTTGGTATATTTCAAACTAAGGATCCCCATGAAAACGTACACATATATAGTGAAGAGAGCAAAGAGCAGAAAGAAACAATCTGAAAAGGTTTCTTTCATTGCCAGCACATCATCTCCTGATCGGTATGGTGACGTCATAGAGCAATCGGGGTGGGATCTATCTTCGTACAGAAAAAATAATGTCGTTTTGTTGAACCATGATTCATCTCAATTACCGATAGCAAAAGGAAATGTACATATCAGAAACAATCAACTTGTTATAGATGTTGAGTTTGATGATGAAGACCCGAGAGCACAGGAAGTAAAGAGGAAGGCCCAAAACGGCTTTATGAATGCTGTTTCTGTTGGTTTTCGACCTCTGGAGAGTACATCTAGATCAGATCTTCCAAAAGATAATAAATACTATGGCCAAAGAGGAATGTACTACAGCAAAGCGGAACTCCTAGAAGTTTCAATTGTTACAATCCCTGCAAATGGAGAAGCTACAATGTTAGAGCAAAAGTTTTTCAACACCATGAAAGAGGATCTACTTTCTGAAATGAAAAGTATTATCCAGGAGAACATGAACATCTACAAACACATTCTTGAAGTGAAAGAAGAGGATGATCGATATATTGTTTCTTTTGCCAAAATACAAGAAGCCGAACAAGAAACCGAACAAGAAGAAGAGGAAGAAATAGAAGAGGCTTATAAAGAAGAAGAGGAAGAGGAAGAAGAAAAAGACCTCTCTGAAGAATCCACAGAAGACATGGAAGAAGAGAAGAAAGAAGAAGATGAAAAAGAAGATAAAGATTTTGATAATTTAATTGAGGCTTTTGCCTATATACTCACAACATAGTAGGAGATATCACTATGGATAATAACAAAATAGATGAAGCAAAACGTCTTATTTCAGGCATTGTGTCACATCAAAAAAACACTGAAGATCGTTTAAGAAACTTCGAGGATCAAGTCAAAGACTTAAAACATGCTCAAAAGTTACTTGCTGAAGGTCAAACAAAAACCTATGAGCCTGAAGTTCATAACAATGATTTCGCTCTTAAGCAATATCAGAAAGAAGATGGTTCTGTACAGTGGAATACTGCTACAGTATCAAAGAACATTGCAGGACAAGGACGTGTAAACATTCAGGAGAAAGGTCTTCTCGATGCTGATGTATTTGCTAACCAATGGCATGCTGATCTTGTAAAAATGAATCAAGATCGATCCCTTGCTAGAATGATGATGAAAGATGCTTATACACCAAAAGCAGATATGAAACTTTATTCACATCTTCAAAAGGCTCCTGGGTTCATGAAGAATGCAGTCAACAAGATCTTTTCTGACAATGCCGGAGTTGGTGGTGAATGGATCCCTGATGAATTCAAAACAGAATTGTATCATT